AGTTTACACCAGGAGGACAGGATACCTTTACATTCAACACAAGTAACGTACAACAAGCTTACACCCCTCCTCCAATGTCCACAGCAGGAGAGGGTAGCTCACTACCCCCAGGAGAAGTTAATTTGGATCAGATCTTAGGATTAATGAATAAGTAAAATGGCATTTGGAGCAAAACGCATACAACCGATAGATACTAGGCCAGGAACAGCTGTTGGTTTTTCTATTCCTTTTACAGGGAATACTGGGTTTAACTCCACGTATACGACAAGAGATGCTACAAAGACTAACCTAATAAACTACTTCTTAACGAACTCAGGAGACAGATACGATAACCCTTTATTTGGAGGAAACCTTCGTCAATTTATATTTGAGCAAATCCAACAAGATACTTTCGACGATCTCACATCAGATGTTCAAGCAAAGATAGCAGCAAACTTTCCTTCCGTACAAGTTGAACAAGTTTTAATCAACCAAACGAATCAAAACACAGACTACAACACTATCGTAGTTACAGTAAAATATAGCATAATCAACACAGGTACATCAGATACCCTACAAATCGCATTTGGATAATGGCAGTTAACAGAGACATAAAATACATCAACAGAGACTTCTCAGATTTTAGAGAAGCGCTGATTAATTTTACAAGAACATACTATCCAACAACATACAACGACTTCTCACCTTCATCTCCTGGGATGATGTTAATGGAGATGGCTTCCTACGTAGGAGATGTACTATCTTTTTACCTAGATAACCAAGTACAAGAGAATTATTTACAGTTCGCACGAGAAACACCTAATCTATTCCAACTAGCATATATGTTTGGGTATAAACCAAGAGTAACTCAAGCTGCGACAACAACAATCGATATCTACCAACAAGTGCCTGCATTGGCAGGATCTCCTGATTTTTCATATACTCTATACATTCCACAAAATGCAACAATAACAAGTACAACTTCCCCACTAACATCTTTTATAGTACAAGATGCTGTAGATTTCTCTGTATCCAGTTCATCCGATCCAACTGAAGTTACCGTATACACAGCAGTGGGAGGTAATCCTACGTACTTTCTACTAAAGAAAAGCAGAGAAGCAACATCAGCAACTATAAACACAACAACCTTCACATTTACAACACCTCAGAAATTCCAAACGATCGAATTAACAGGGGACAGTATAATAGGTATACTAGACATTACAGATAGTAATGGAAACGTTTGGTACGAAGTGGATTACTTAGCACAAGATGCAGTTTTCGATTCAATCAAGAATACGAATATAAATGATCCTAACTTCTCATCAGCAACCGACACTCCTTATTTGTTAAAATTAAAATCAACCCAAAGACGGTTCGTTACTCGTTTTTTAAACGATACAACATTACAAATACAATTTGGAGCAGGAACTACTGCCGACAATGATGCAACGCTAGTACCCAATCCAGACAACGTAGGATTAGGTTTACCTTTTGGACAATCAAAACTTACAACAGCTTTTGCCCCGACAAATTTATATTCACAAATACATATGGAATTGCACCTAGCGAGACAACGTTAACAGTTAGATATTTGACAGGAGGAGGAGTTCAAGCAAACGTAGCCGCGAACACATTAACAGTTTTTCAAGGAACTAGATCATTTCTTAATACGCAAAATAACACCGCACTAGCTAATGCGATATTTCAATCACTAGCAGTAACAAATCCAACAGCAGCTGTAGGAGGAGGTGATGGAGATTCAATAGAAGAATTGCGCATGAATACCATGGCAAGTTACAATGCTCAACTAAGAGCCGTGACTCAAAACGATTACCTAATCAGAGCACTTTCTCTACCTGCCAAGTACGGAGTAATCGCTAAAGCATATATCGAACCTACGAAGGCACAAAACCTAACTGTTGGAGAAATTCCATCCGTCTTAGATCTGTACATTCTAACGTATAACATTGATAAAAATCTAACATCAACATCGCAAGCATTAAAGACAAACCTAATCAACTATTTATCGCAATATAGGATTGTTGGAGACTCGGTTAGGGTAAAAGATGGCTTTGTGATTAATATTGGAATCGAATTTGAGATTATAACATTACCAAATTACAATAGTAATGACGTGTTAAAAAACTGTATTCAAAGTTTACAAACACAATTCAAAATTGACGATTGGCAAATGAATCAACCAATTGTTATGAGAGACTTGTATACAACTTTGGATAGAGTTGAAGGAGTGCAATCGGTAAAACAAGTGAATATAAGTAATAAAGTAGGAACTGCTGATGGGTATTCCCAATATGCTTACGATCTCCAAGGAGCCACGTTAAATGGCGTGATCTACCCATCATTAGATCCGTCGATATTCGAAGTAAAATACCCCAACTCAGATATAACAGGTAAAGTAGTAACTCTATAACAATGGCAATATACAAATTATTCCCAGAAAAGGACGCAACATTATATTCACAGTATCCAACATCCAATACTGGAATAGATGAGATATTAGAAGCAAGTATAATTCCTTCTCAATATAACTTACTAACCTCACTACCACAAGCATCTCGATTTTTAATTAAATTCTCACAACAAGAAATACTCAACATCAGCTCAAGTTTGATAGCAGGAACATCTATCTTCTCAGCGAGTCTAAAATTATATGCAGCCAACGTAACAAACATAAACCAAACAACTACCCTACAAATATTCCCAGTATCAGGTGCTTGGAATAACGGAACGGGTAAGTATGGAGATACACCAGCTACAACAAACGGAGTTAGTTGGTTATATCGAAGTTTTGATGGATCTAATGCATGGTCAACAGCATCCTTCACAGCAGGAAGCACAGGATCATTCCCTTCAACAAATCCAGGAGGTGGTACTTGGTACACTACAGCAGCCTATACAGCATCTCAGGTATTTGAGTATGCAAATCCTACAGACATTAATGCAAACGTAACAAATACAGTCAATGCTTGGTTTAATAGTGCAATTAGCAACGATGGATTTATTCTAAAACAGCAAGACGAGTTTATAGATAGTAGTAGTTATGCTGCTACTTTGAAATTCTTTTCAATAGATACAAATACAATCTACCCACCTTGCTTAGAGTTAAAATGGAGAGACTTTGCTTATAACACTGGATCAAATCCTACGATAACAGGAAATAACATCTACATTAGTTTAGAAAGCAATCCAGGGTATTTCAATACACAAGCTGTAAATAAGTTTAGACTGAACGTAAGGCCAAAATTCCCAACAAGAGTATTTCAAGTAGCACCTATATACACAAACAACTACTATTTACCAACATCGTCCTATTATGCAGTGCAAGATGTTGACACCAACGAATATATTGTGGACTTTGATAATACATTCACACAGATAAGTGCAGATACAACGTCATCCTACTTTACACTGTACATGAATGGATTAGAACCTGAAAGATATTATAAAATTTTGATCAAAACTATTTTGGAAGGTAGTACTTATATTATAGATGAGAATTATTATTTTAAGATTGTTAAGTGATGCAGAATATAGATCTTACTAAACAAGTTTTCCAAAAACGTCAATACACCAAAGTGGTGGATACAACGTTTTCACAATTAGTTCCTCAAACAGTGGAGTTAGTTGTATCGGCATCACTACCAACAGTAGATCAATTTTTTAGCTATTATAATCAACTATTTTACGATATTCCACAATTCGGTACAACAAATTCTCACCAATATCTAATTGAACAAAGCACAGCTTACATAGGCAATGTTCAATCCGATGAGGATGTGCAAGCGTTGCTAGATGAAATAAATGAGCTTAGATCTGAAAACCTGGAGTTAAATAGACAGGTAGCTCAAGCTCAAACTACTCAAACAAAGGAACAAGCAAAACAAGCATTAGATGCAATTAGTTAAGATAACGAATACAGATCCAACCCAGTTCGAAACCCAGACATACTCACCAGAGGATGTTGCGGTCATTACATCGTTTGAATTAGCTGAAACTTTTAACACTACGACAGATTACGTAGAGTATCACCTATACAACGGAGATCAAACATTCCTATACACAACACCAGACTCAACTACAACTAACTACAGGATCTACGATTCCAAAATATCTCTAGATCCAGAAAAAGATGCACTGGACACACAACCATCAGACGGTTTATATTACGCAATTTACAACTACCATACTAATCTAGTATACTCATCTAATACATCTACATTTTTCATAACTGAGATATCAAACGATCGAACTGAGATTCGTTTAGACACAAATACAATTTCAAACGAGCAGTTAGAGCTAGGAGTGACTCAAGTTCTTGAAAAAATAGCAAATGCGGAGTACTACTATGACTTTTTAGTCAACTTGGGAAGTAATCGACTACTAATTGCAAACAATATATTATTAGATACATCAAATCCTGATAACTATACTGTATTAGTTAAGCTATACGAAGCTTTACCATCTGATGTAGCAAACTTAACAGAACTGTGGTTAGTTGAGCAAGTAGCAGAACCAACAGCGTTTGTGATAGATATATCAACTATGTTGGAGGAGGTTGAGCAAGGAGTGCGGATAAAAGGACCTAACTTTAACCTACAGCTAAGTGATCAAGTAAGTAATCCAACAACACAGGCAAACTACACTACATTAGTAAGCTCAAATTCACAAACAGGAACAGGAAGTTTGCTGTACCAATTAAACAGCATCCTTCAAGAAAAGGGAATTACTCTAAACATTGATTATAGTGATTATACAAACTTTGTACACTTTTCTTCAATCCAAACTCGTTTAGAGAATTTTTACTATAAATTAACACTATTAGAACAATATCAAGCATCTGCTAGTAGAGCTACAACCAATAACATATACGTATCAGCATCAAATACAATACTACAAAATCAGATAAATGACATTTTAACAAATTTCGATGGATATGAGTATTACCTCTACTATGAATCGTCAAGTACGACATGGCCAAAAACAAACTCAACTCCACCGTATAAAAACAACTTAACAACCAATGGCGCAGCACAGACATGGCTAACTAGCCAACTAGTTTCTGCTAGTGCTTACGACGAGTTAAATAAAGATGCATTAATATACGCCATACCTTCCTATTTGAGAGATGATCCCGCGAATGCGCAATTGGAATTGTTCATAGAGATGTTAGGACAGCATTTTGATTTGCTATGGACATATACAAAAGACATTACCAACAAATACAATGCAGATAACAGGCTAGACTACGGAATATCGAAGGATTTAGTAGCAGATGCTTTGAGAGATTTAGGTATAAAAATATACCAAAATAACTTTTCAACTCAAAACCTATACTCCTCTCTACTAGGAATAACACCTTCAGGAAGCCTACTTAACATCCCTAATGCAACAACAACCTTGCCAGCAGGTACAGGGCTAGAATATATAAACACATTTATTACAGCATCTCCAACAAGTTCTCTTGTTCCTTTAGATGATGCCAATAAGGAAATATATAAACGTATTTTCCACAACCTACCGTATCTACTAAAGAAGAAGGGTACAACCGCCGGATTACGAGCATTGATTAACATCTATGGTATTCCCGATACTATTCTAAGAATTAATGAGTTTGGAGGTAAAGATAAAACTAACACAAGTGATTGGGATAATTGGCAGAATACTTTTAATTACGCTCCACAAGTAAGAGAGGCTTTTTTAACATCATCGGCAAGGTTACAAGGTGATGGATATATGCCTAATACAATCATGCTTAGGTTCAAAGCACCTTCTATAGTAACTGGCGATATATCTCCTTCTACACCTTATAGCATTCTCCTTGGAGGACAGCCAACACCAAATGCAGACTCATCAGCACTAGTACTAGAATACACAGGTTCAGGGACCACTTTACCACCCTACTCAGGATCAACTTTAGATCCTTATTATCAATACGCAACATTGAGGTGGATACCCAACAGCGGCAACCCGACGGTGTCAGCTAGTGTATATTTACCATTCTTTAATGAAGATTGGTGGAGTGTAATGTTAACCTTTTCAGAAGGCACAAATACTAGATTTGAGCTATACACGACTAGTTCGTTATTTGTAAAGCAAAAAGGAAAGTACCAAGGAGATAATTATATAAAATACCAAGCAAGCTCTTCCATAATCCAAACAACTGTAGTATCGGCGTGGTCAACTATCCACCTCAATCCACAATTATACACCATCAGCAGTACCGATTACATCAATTTAACAAATATACAATATCAAGAGCTCAGATATTATAATACGAAAATATCAGAAAGTGTATTTAATGATATAGTGATGAATCCTCTCTCGATTGAAGGAAACGAGTTATCAGGATCACAATCAAGTTATACAAGTCTTAGATTTAGAGCTCCCTTAGGTACTGATTTGAGAACAGATTATATCGAAGAAACAATACTAACCTCAATTCACCCAAGTGTAACAGGATCTAATGTGGGAATACCCACAGCATCTTTTAGTGACGGAACTTCAAGATATGCAATAATTAGCCCTCCAATATCCACAACAAATGTAGAATTTATTTACCAAGACCAACCCAATGCTGGTATAAAAATTCCAATTTCCGATAAAGTAAAAATCGGATCTCAAATACTACCTACAGGAAATACACTCTCACCTTATATTTCAATCCAACAAGACTTACCTATAAGTTCAAGTTACACAAAAGATATAAACTACATTGAAGTAGGATTTTCACCACAAGATGAAGTAAACGATGATATACAAGAGCAGTTAGGATTTTTCAACTACGGAGATTATATTGCAGACCCTAGACAAGCATCATCATCAGCAACATCTTATCCCGACTTAGATAAAATAAGAAATTACTACTTCCAAAAATATTACAAAAACAATAACCTATTTGATTATATTAGATTAGTGAAATACTTAGACAACTCACTATTTAAAATGATCAAAGACTTTACACCAGCCAGAGCAGGGTTAGCAACGGGTGTAATCGTTAAACAACACATCTTAGAGAGAAATAGATATAGAGCTCCGCAAGTAGATTGGGAAGATCAACAATACACAGGATCGGTAGGATCTCTATCGACGGGATATGCCACAGGATCTAAAGTGTATACCTTCACCGGAGGAACAGGAGGATCGTTACCAACATTAACAACAATCACAGGATCAGGGTTAGATTCAACAATTTCACAAAGCTGGAGTGAAACGGTCCTAACTCCATTAGGATCTAATACAATTATTCATGATAATTTAGAGGAGTTTTATAATGGACAGTTTGAAGGAACTGTTGTCACAATTACAACGGGAAGTTTAATTGATAGTGATTGCCAACAATTCCTAGATGTTGATACAACAGAAGTGCAATACAAACCAATCCTGTACAAATCCTTCAGCCAAACCACATTCCTATCATCAGACGTTACCCCATCCGCAGGTGAGATATTACTATACTACATAACAGAACAAGTCCAACAAGGATCTCCAGATTCACAACAATCTCAAAGATCTAATCAAATACAAAGTACACAATAATGGCCACAGTAACTAGATCTGGTGTTAAGTATATTAAAGTGTCTAAAACAGACGCTTTAGGAAATAACTATGATAATTCTTGGAAGTTAAATAGCAGTATAAAACTAAACTATTCCGTTGAAGGTTTAAAGGAGTATGCTGTAAATACTATTACCGAATACCCAACTTATTGGCTACTGGGATTAAATTACGTAGACACAACATCATCAATCCAAGGAGCCAAGAACTACAAATTATCAGCATCCCTAGACGCAGATACATACGTTATAACCGCAGGATCCACATTAAAACCCGTAAGCTTTACCCCTTTCGTAGACAGCTCAGGATACTACAACACAACTACCGATGAGTATGTGTTAGGAGTGACTACCAATATACCAATACAAGTAACAGCCTCGCTATATGTTGAAAATACAGGAGGCACTACAGCAGGAGTAACAGCAAGTATGACGGTAAACGGAGGTTTAGAGCAACAAGAGAGAAGAGACATCTTAGCAGGTAATGCTTATACATTTACACTAAATCTTACATCCCAAACTTATAAATACGGAGATGCTATATCAGTAGAAGTAGCAAATAAAGCAGGAGGGCCATCAGTAGGATTGCAAAAATCAGGAGGAGCGGGTAAGGAAACCTATCTATTCGTAACACAATCCGTAGCACCTGCATCAAATACACTAACAATACTTAACCCATTTTTTACAGAACCTTTTATAGGAACAGATTGTGATGTAACTTATGGCTGGGCAGATCAAGTTCCTTATAGTCAATATTACATGGATGTAGACTACGCAGACAGTGCAACAATTCCTGTAAACCAAGCACAACTAATATCAGGAACAGCTACCCCTGCTCTTGTCAAAGATTACTACTACGAAGCTAGAAGACACACGTTGCCAAGATACAAGGGAAGCCGAGCTAGTTCCCTACGTTACAATGAATACACAGGACCTATCGCTGATAATACTAACATAGGCACTCCTTACGGAGATTACCCATCAACAGGATATCAAGGAGATACAACTTTTGGAAAAACAGCAGCAATAGATGAATACCAATCATATGCTGCTAGATTCCAATACATAGCAGGATACGGACCAGAAATGTATAACGCTCTACTTGTATACGTTACAGATATTGTAGATGAATTAGGAAACGTACAACAGCCAAAGCTAGATAATCCTAGTTATTACAACTTAGTTAATGCATTTAACCAAGGAGAGCAAGCCACGGTAAAACTTTTAGACACCCAAGGAGGCACGCAATTCGCATCGTTAAATAATACATTTAATATTGTGAGAGGAGGAAAAAGAATTGAAACCCCTTTATTCACATACACAGCAAGTATATCCGGATCAACATCAATACAGCCATTAGAAGGTATAGCATTCCAAGGAGCTAATAATACAACTTTGAAAATTGTATCTAATTATTCCTCATCTTGGGAATACCAAACAGAAAGACTTATAAACGGAAACACTGTAGCATTAAACAGTGCTAGCTTACAAACAAGAACAAACTCAAGATTTATAGACAGCGATGGGTATAAACTCTTATCAGGAGACAACGCAGCTAATGCCAACTCACCTCTAACATTTAGATGTTCTATATTAACAAGAGGATCTGCTAACACTGGAACATACAGAGTACAGTTAGTAAAATCAACATCCGCATTAGAAGGATATCCAACATCGGTTTCGACTCAGTACACCACAATATATGACTTTGGATATAGAGTATTCAAATACTCAACTGTAGTACTCCCTATAGAAGATATCTTAAACTTCGAAGTAAAGGGAGTGAACGTGGAGGAAGGGTATTATTACAATTTCATAGTATCCGAAGGTGAGATGCCTGCTGGATTGAGAATAAGTAAATACTACGTAAGTGTTGACCAAGACATACCCTACGATACAGCAACTACCTACAACGTAACATTTGCAGGTGATAAATACCTACTAACCAGTTCCACCGATCCAAGTATACTATCTGCTTCAAATGCCTTGGTAGGGTATTACGGGTCAACTCAAGTTGACTTAGTTAACTCAGGATTCAACCAACCAATACCTTTCACAATCCAAGCGGGTGATGAGATTAGATTTGTTGGGGATGAGACAAAAACACATTTGATTTACAATGTCAGCTATGGAGGAAATTTTCTAACATTTAATATAAACCCTCCACTACCGACATCAAGCTATGATATTACAACAGTAAATTCATTTTCGATAAGACGATACACAGACGATCCTAATACCATAATAGTAGTAGGAAACAAAGCAGCAGGAGGAACACCAGGAGGAATAATCAAACCAAAATACACAACAAAAGCATTAGAAGATATAATCGACTCAAACCCACTATTCACATTACAGTCTGGTTTATCGAGTTCGTAATAATTAAAAATTAAACATATTTATTTTAAAATAGATAACCAATGGGATATTTAAACAATCAAGTAGTTACAATTGACGCAATTTTAACAAAAAAAGGAAGAGAATCCTTAGCAAGAAATGATGGATCTTTTAGAATCACGCAATTTGCGTTAGCAGACGATGAAATCGATTACACACTGTATAATCCAACACATCCATCAGGATCCGCTTACTATGGTGAAGCTATCGAGAACTTACCACTCCTAGAAGCCTTCCCAGACGAGACTCAGATCATGAAGTACAAGCTAGTTACTCTTCCAAGAGGTACGGCAAAACTACCTATTCTAGATTTAGGGTATTCAGGAATTACGATAAAGCAAGGTGCATCTATAGCAGTAACTCCACAAACTTTAAACTACACAGGAGGTAATAATTTCGAAGCATCAGGTTACACATTTACAATATCCGACGTAAGACTTACAAATACCTTCACTGCAACAGGCATACAGACTGCTAATGTTATTGCTGCCAATAGCACTACAACAATAGGAACCAATGTATCTAAAACTGTAGTAGGAACAACACTAACCTTAACAGCAACCACTGTGAACACTCTGTTTGGAACGAACACAGCTCTATACGCAACTTTAACAGTAGTAGGAAGAGATAGTGGAGCCCGCCTCTCTATACCAGTAACAGTAACTAAACTTTCATAAAAATTAAGATATGTCTTTTAAAAGATTAGAAACAGACGATTTCGTAGTATCAGCAGATTCGATCACAGCTGGAATTTGGACAGGAAATGCCCCAACTCTAACTCAATTCTTCACATCATCAGTACAAGCTGCAGGATCTACAGGAACCTATTATCTATCGGTATACCAAACAGCATCCACCGATTCAGCAGCAGAAGTGCAATTTGATATTGTCTACGGTAACAGACAAGGATCAGGTAGTACTTTATACAACACAGCTGTAGCGGGTAAATCACCAACACAAACAGTATACGGTCAATATAGAACTTTAGTACTTGGAGACGAAAACACAGACTTTGTGTTTGGTAGTGAAACAGTTAATGATTTTTGGGCAATATCAGTTTCAAGAAACCGATACAAAGAATCTCTATTTCCAGGATCCCTAACATTAGAACTGTCAGGATCTTTAGGACTTATTTTCCTAACAGATGACTCCCAATATGCATCTTCTGTTGTATTTAAAGATGCAGGAAGAGTATTCAATCTAATTTCCGGATCTGCAGGTGTAAAGACCGCATCTACTACAGCAAATACAACTGATGGATGGTCCTTAAACTCAGGGTCTTATGGATTGCTACTTCCAGATATTGGAACAATCCTCCTAAACCCAACAGCACTATCAGGTAGCTTGGCTGCAGGAGGTATAGGATTAAACGTAGGAAGAAGTAGTAACACGAATGATAACAATAATGCAAAACTATACAATGCAATAAATGGAACTACTGCAAGAGTATTTACACTAAACTCTCAAGAAACCATCACCTCTGACTTTGTATTTATTAGACCTCGTTCCTCTGAATTCAACTACTCAGAGAACCCAAGCTACATCTCAGGATCTACAGGAGAAGTTATTTTTGATAGCTTTATAAACAACCCACAAACTTACATAACTACTGTAGGTTTATACAACGATACAAATGATTTATTAGCTGTAGCTAAATTGTCAAGACCTTTCAAAAAGGACTTTACAAAAGAAGCTCTTGTTAGAGTGAAGTTAGATTTCTAATGAATGAGTGCTTTCAAAACATTACTTGCTTCGGATATAATCGTAACTCCTGTTACGTATAATAAGAGTTTTTCTTTTCAAGGCACCGCTGCTTTAACTGCGTCTAACGTAGGTATTGATAGATATTTAGGAACAAACCTAACTACACTATTCAATCCAAATACAGACGCAGTCACAGGGCTAGTAACGTCAAGTTATACGGTATACCAAAGAGATGTTTACAACTCAGTCAAACAACTATACTACACCAACTTTCTAATATCGAGTTCAGGAGACCCAGCAATAGTTACACAAGATATAAATGGCGTGTTGTTAAATTTAAGGAATAACGTAACAGCTTCTACATCGAATCAACCTAACTTTGATAATTACCTACAGTCAACCCTAACTTCAACCAGATACTTTCCAACCCAAAGCAATACACAGATAGCAGTAATTACAATACCAACCAAGCTATACGGAGAGTACATAGTTCCAGGAACCTTAAATATTCAAAGTTCTAGTGTATTACTATACGACGATAAGGAAGGAAATCTAATAAGTGCGAGCGTGGTTGTGGGCAATGTAATATATCCTCACGGTACTATAGTAATAACCACAGGCTCTGCAGGAGTTAATCTTACAGGATTCGTTACGAACGACAACTTTAGCTGCTCCTTTCAATCAGCTTATACGTTATACGAAACACAGATTAAATGCACGATAGGAGCAAGTGATTATACAACTACTCTAAACCCAAGTCTAATATCAGGCAGTAAAGGACAGGTATATGACTTTGCAACAGGTTCGTATTTTGCACCTTACTTAACTACGGTAGGTCTGTACAACGAAAACCAAGAACTACTTATGGTAGGAAAGTTAGCACAACCACTACAAACATCCCAAACAACAGATACAACAATTTTAATAAATATAGACCGATGAAGTTAGTTGAATTAGTACAACAGATAGTAACAGAAAAGAAAATTGCTAAAAAAAGTAATTGTTGTTACAAATGTGGACATATGCATAAAATGGGAACACCATGTCCAAAACCAACCTACTCAAAGTCAGATCCTAAACATTGCAAGAATAGAAAAAAATAACTATGTGGTTATATCAAAATAAAGAGGTACCATCGATAGATGATATGCCTCAAGGTACAATAGGTTTTATTTATAAAATAACACACCTCCCAACAGGAAGAGCGTATATAGGACGTAAGATTCTACAACACAGTCTTAAAAAGAAACTCACTAAAAAGGAGTTAGCAGAGCAAACAGGACCAGGAAGAAAACCAACCACTAAGCGAGTAGTGAAAGAATCAGACTGGAAAACATACTACGGTTCCTCTAAACCTTTTCTAGCATTAGTAAAGGATAGTGCAAAAGAAGATTTTACAAGAGAAATCTTGAGATATGTTTCAAGTAAGAAGTTACTAACCTATTACGAAACAAAAGAACTCTTCGTCAACGAAGTATTAGAACATCCAGACGCATTCTACAACGATAACATTGCATCAAAATTCTTTAGAAAAGATTTTATCGAAAAGGATTTGGATACTTGATATTTTATTAGTATCTTACAATCATGGTTAATCAGGTTTTGATAGGTTTAGTGGATAAGGTGTTAGGAACAGGGAAACCCACAGCACGAAACAATAGAGCATACACATGCCCTTTCTGCAATCACCATAAACCCAAATTAGAAATCAACTTCACACCAAACGAAAAGAACGAATATCCTTTTAACTGCTGGGTATGCGGTAAGAAAGGTAGATCATTAGTTTCATTATTCAGAAAGGTAAATGCTTCAACTCAACAACTAGAGGAGTTAGGATTAATCTTAAAAGTTAGAGTAACAAACGATCCTAACCAAACACAAGCATTCAAAGTAGAATTACCAAAGGAATACAAAGCGTTATCATCGGTTTCTAAAGGAGATATCGTAGCGAGACATGCCATAAGCTATCTCAAGAAAAGAGGGCTTAGTAAACACGATATTTACAAGTATGATATAGGGTATTGTAGCAGCGGGCAGTATAATAATATGATCATTATTCCTTCCTATGATGAGAAAGGAGATCTAAACTACTTTATTGCTAGAAACTTCGATCCCAACTCCCCAGTCAAGTATAAGAATCCACCAGCATCAAAGGATATAGTTGCTTTTGAATTATTTGTTAATTGGAATTTACCTATTATAATTTGTGAAGGAGCATTTGATGCAATTACAATTAAAAGAAACGTTATTCCACTATTTGGAAAAATTATATCAAATACACTAATGAAGAAGTTGGTAACTTCTCAAGTAGATAAAATATACATTGCATTAGATAAGGATGCACAAAAGCAAGCACTTCAACATTGTCAACAACTTCTCGATTTAGGAAAAGAAGTTTACATGGTTGATATGGAAGACAAAGATCCAAGTGAGATGGGCTTTGAAAACTTTACTAAACTAATTCAAACAGCTTTGCCCGTAGACTACTACGATCTCATGCAGAGAAAATTGCAAATGATATGAGTATTAACAAGGGAATGAACATTTTAACAGAGCATAAAAAGAAAAAGATTAACTTCGATGCTCCGTTAAAGCAAGTGAACTTTTTAGATAGAAGAGTTTATAAAAGAGATGAAGGAGTTTACTACCCATCCGTAACAACAATCCTAAACTACATGCCTAAGAATAACTTTTTTATGACATGGTTAAAAGATGTAGGACATAATGCTGATTTGATCGCAAAGAGAGCAGCAGAGGAAGGAACACAAGTACACAAAGCGGTGGAGGATTTAGTAGAGGGTAACGAAGTGTCTTGGATCGATGATTACGGCAACGCCAAGTACAACGAACACGTATGGGCAATGATTTTGAAGTTTGCTGAGTTTTGGAATAACCACAAACCCAAATTAATCTCCTCAGAAGAATTTGCATATTCAGACGAACACCAGTTTGCAGGTACAGCCGACTTAGTAGTCGAGATGGATGGAGAGATTTGGTTATTGGATATCAAAACTTCCAACGCTCTACACAAAACTTACGACATGCAATTAGCAGCCTATGCAAAAGCATTAAAAGAAACAAGAGGATTAGACATTCAGAGAACAGGAGTTGTTTGGTTAAAATCCTCTAAGAGGAAACCAGCAGACAAACCAGGAGTATATCAAGGCAAAGGATGGGAGATTAAAGTGGTGGATGAAATAGACTACAACTTCGACCTATTCCAAACAGTATATAAACTTTACAAATTAGAAAACCCAACCACCGAACCAATTTATAGCTCATACCCAACTACCATATCTCTAAACCTATAAGTTACTATTTATAAGTAAAAATTAATGATTAGACTAATATCGTTATTTAAAGACATTATACTAGAGGGAGGTAATGTATTTGGTACAACCGATCGAATCAAAAAAGAAGATATACCACCAACACTTGAAAACTTCACAGAAGAGTTAGGTAAAATCTTTCCTAAAAAGAAAAATACATTTAAGTTTCAAACCTTAGGATCAGTAGGTCAAAAAGACGAATCAGGAGATATCGACTTAGGATATGATGGTAATAACCTAGTTAAAGACGGTAAAGCTGATTTAGAGGGTTGGAATATCGATCCTGAAGAGTTCCAACAAACGTTCGATCGCATTAGAAAGAGAGCTCGATCTGCAACAGAAGAGCAGTCAACCAAGCGAGCAATGTTGGAATTAATTGCAAAGCAAGTAATCGAAGCACCAGGACCAATTAAGGCTGATATGAAAGCGGCAGGTAACGGTTCGTTATTTTTCGAGTTTCCACAATACGATGCAGCAGGCAACGAACTAGATAAACACGTTCAAATAGATATTAACGTAGGAGATTTAGACTGGCTAAAGTTTTCATACTTTTCTAAAGGGTACACTGGAAATATAAAAGGACTACACAGGACTCAACTACTAGTTGCATTGTTTAAGAATAAAGATCTAACTTTTAACCACAACCTAGGAGTTAAAGACAAAGAAGGAAATATTCTAGCTAAGAATCCACAACAAGTTTTAGATCTTCTAAACAAGCTGTACGGAACCAACATATCAGGAGATATCATATACGACTACTCCGAATTGATGGATTATCTAAGCCAGAACATCTCACAATCAGAACTAAACTCAGTATACGATATTTATTTAAAGATATTAGACTCAACTAGAGCCGATATACCACAACACCTACAAGACTACTGGATTAAAAACCAGGAAAGATTAGCACTTAAAGGTAAGTTTTTACCAGATGATTCAAACTTAGTAAAATACAAAACAGTATGAGTGGTTCAGCAGGAGGGCAGAGAATTACAAGATCCGCAGTAGAGGCTACGGTTAAAGATTATATTGACAGAGTTCTTTCTAAGTTCAAAGGATTCAAATCAGCGAAAGTATCTGGATCATACAACTATAGTGATAAACAGGACTTTGGTGATCTTGATTTGATTGTGTTTATAGAAGGACAGGATAAAAAACAAGTAAAAGATGCACTCGCAGACTATCTACAAAGTCTTCCTGATGATGTTATTGTTCCTTTTAAAAGTGAAAAATACAAAGGTAAAAAACTACTAAAACCAGGAGAACTCGTAACAATCTTATACCCAATAACAGGAGTCCCAGGAGAGTTTGTGCAAATAGATAATATCGTAGCCATTTCCCAACAAGAGGAACAATTCAAGCAAACATTCTTAGATGTACCAGCAGCCACACAGGGATTAATTTTAGGATTAGTAAAAGCTGCAACAGTTGAGGAAGATCCACAACGGATTTTCAAAAGACTAGGAATTCAAAACATTCCAACACCGCAGGAAAATCAAGAATACGATTTTAATTTGAGTGGAGATAAACTATCTCTAAGATTAGTTACCTTAGGAGATGGATATAAGGAATTAGGTAGAGAAGTTGTATGGACATCTCAAAATTGGAGCGATGTTGAGAAGTTACTATCAAACTACAATCTAAATGTACCTTTTGAGGACCTACTCCAACAAGTTAAAAGTAACCTAAAAAGCGAAAGAGGTAAGAACAGAGTTAAAGGAATTTTTAGATCGATGGTTTCTGTAAAGAGTGGGGAAGTAGGTACACCAAAAGGAGATGATAAAGAGAAAGCACTATCACAAGTAGCAGCTCTAGAAGGCAAGTACTCAAAACTTACAATGGAGTTGATTAAACCTTTCTTAACAGAGCAGCAGTACTCGGAAGCAATAGCAGTATTTCCAGGAGCGTTTAAACCACCTCATAAATCACATTTTGAAGTAATAAAAACAGTAGCTCCCAAAGTAGATAAAGTAAAAGTTTATGTTTCTAAGCAACCAAGAGGAGAAGAAGGACAAGCTACCATAACCCAAGAACAAGCTCTAAGAGTGTGGAACATCTACAAACAATACCTACCAGATAACGTAGAAATCATCCCAACAGCCAATCCAACACCAGTACTCGATGCATATCAAGAGATTGAAGGACATCCAGATAACAAATACTTAGCGATATACGGTAAAGGAGAAGAGGGTAGGTGGAAAGCTATTGAAAAAAATCCAACAAAATACGGACACGTTCAAACAATCAACTTAGGAGATATTGAAGGAGTATCTGCAACAAAGATGAGGACAGCATTAGCCCAAGGAGATGATACCCAAGCTGCTATGTATTTACCAAACATGAACAAAAAAGACACTATGAAAGTATTAGATATTCTAAAAACAGTTGTGCAAGAGTTTGTAACTCGTAGAGATTTAGAAGATGTTGAGAGAGTAGCGGACACAGAACTAGCTCCTGTAGATGTATCTTTCGAAAGACACTTTATGGATAGAGTAAACGACCCAAGAAATACTCCGGAGATTTCGAAAGAAGAATTATTAGACTTTTTTAAGAAGTTAGCTCAAAAGCAAGGAGTGTTAAAATCACTACTAAATAAAAGTGGTGAAGTAGTTGTAAAAGATCCAAGTAAAGATTTAAACACTCCAATCATAGCAACTCAAAAGGATAAAACAGGAATAAAACAAATTACTCCTAAAACAATAATGAGAAAAAAGAACTTCCAAACTCCCAACAAAACAATTTTTGTAGAGAAACGTAAATAACAATGCCAGAGTTTAAAACACCCCAGCAAATACTAGAGACGGGATTCCTATCCCTAGCAGATTCCATAATTAGCGGCTCACTAACATTAGCATCAGGGGCATTGGTATTTCCGGATGGCACAGAGCAAACAACAGCGGGAGGAGGCGGAGTGAAGATGGAGTAGTACTCATTATGATTCCTCATTAAATATATAACTATGTTCAAACAACATTTAGCATCTCTAACCAACCACATAACAAATAGTGGTATGCTGTTTACACCCCTTCCGTCAGTTAAAATGGTAAACAATGACGAAGAGAATGCTCAAGATTTTTTAGGAAGGACTGCATACTACGAGCCTGAAACAAAGTGCATAGTGCTGTATACAAAAGGAAGACATCCAAAAGACGTACTTCGATCGTTTGCCCACGAAATGATCCACCACATGCAAAACTTAGAAGGTAGGTTAAATAATATAGACACTACGAACGTCAACGAAGATGAAAATTTATATCAATTAGAGTTGGAAGCTTACTCACTAGGTAATATGTTATTTAGAGAGTGGGAGAACTCCTACAAGAGTACGGGCAAGTAAGACAATTTTATAGCATATTTATAACTAAAAATAATCAATATGAAATTACAACACTTTAGAAAGTTAATTAGAGAGATGGTGGATATGGAGCTAGATGAGAAGAAAAAAGCCCCAGAAAGAAAACTTGAAAAAGATGAACTAGGAAAGTTCTTCGTAGTTATTAAAGTAACATCAGAAGACAGTGATCCAGTAATGACAATGAACTTATTGGATTTTGCTCAAAAAATTAAAAGTGGTGAGATTCCAATGGAAAAACTTGATAGTGTATTTACTAAAAGTGGATCCGCTAGAAAAAGAGCAAACGAAATTTTAAAAGTAGTAAAGGAAGAGAGAGAGGCTTTGGAAGAGGAAATGGAAAAAATCCGTGAACTTAGAAAACAAGAAGCTGAAATGAAAGCATCCGCAAAATCAAAAGTAAGCAAGCTAAAGGGAGCATAATGTCAGACAACGTTTTGAAAAGAGAGTTTAGGGAAAAAGACGTACAACGTCTTCGTAATTTAGTCACAAATAAACAAAGTGATAAAACCACTATCTCTATAGGTTATACTAAAGATTCATCTAACTATGCTGAGGGTGATGTTTGGGAAGAGGATGGAAGAAAGTGGACAATCACAAACGGAGTTAAGTGTAACATTACTAAATTAGATGAAGCACGTAAAACCGCAACAATGCCTTTGTTCTGCCCTTCATGTGGAACTTTAATGAAGCACAAATTCGATAAAGGGTTTTACATGCAATATCATAAATGTTACGACTGTATTATTAAAATAGAAACAAAGCTAAGAGCTTCCGGAGAGTGGGATAACTACGAAAAAGCAATCCACAATAGTGATGTGGAAGGATTGAAGAAAGACGTAACAACATTCATGGAAAGTTTGCTAACTGAATCAAACCAAGGATACATCACCGAACAGGGAGATGTTGAGCAGTGGAAATCAGGAGGTGCAGACAAAGAGTTTCTTAAAAACCAATTAGACGAAACAATTAAGTATTTAGACTCTTTAAAAAAATAAACAATGGAATTTTTATTACCTGTAGTATTAGCATTGATAACTTCCATACTAGGACCTATCGCAGTAGAGTGGGTAAGAAAAAAACTCAATAAACCTACAACAGCAGATCCGCTAGCCGAGGCAATTGAGCACAACCAGGAAATAGACCACCAACTGCAGCTAATTATGGACGAGACTGATGCCAGTAGGATCTGGATTGCTCAATTCCACAATGGAGGCCACTTTTACCCTACAGGTAAATCTATTCAAAAATTCTCAATATTCTACGAAAAGGTAGCACCAGCCATTAACTCAATCATGGAATTATTTCAAAACATTCCAGTATCCTTATTTCCAAAAGCACTAGGACAATTGTTTAAAGAGAGGGAATTAATAATCCTAGATTGCGAAGGGAATAACAACTACGATCTACCATCAGTACCAGGAGAGAGAGGAAGTCAGTCGTTTTACATGCTAAGCATACACGACACGGATGATAGATTTATAGGAGTACTAGCACTATCTTTCGTCGAAAAAGAGAGAAAATTAACAAAGGATGAGTGGATACTTATAAGAAGTAAAACAGGCACAATAGGAACTCTCCTAGCTAATTATTTAAAAAATACCAAAAAGTAATAAAAAGAGCTTAAATAATGCAAGACAACTTTAACATGCACGACTGGAGATTTAGACAAGCTCTAGAGGAATACAAACAATTACTTGAGCCCGTTCCTACCCCTATATCAGAAAATGATGTAGCGTCTTTGTGGACTGCTATGGGCACAGCTACGAATCTTCGAGCAGATATTATAGCAGCCGCAGCCCCTACAGCAGGGATAGCAAGCAAATCACTAAGCTGGGCCGATGTTAAAGCAGAACTGCGAGGTTTAATCGTAGGGTGGTTTAACAAACATCCAAAGGAGTATTATTATTACAAAGGATACATACAATCAAATTAACAACTATTTATAAATAAAAATGAACAACATCGATATTAAATTGTGGCAAAAGAGAGCAGGAATTCTAACAGAGAGTGTTGGCATTGAAGCCGAAGGTACTGAAAAAGGATTAACTGAAAACGTACGCAGCCAAGTTCGCGAGGCGATAGGTAGATTGTTGCAGGAAAAGAAGAAAAAATCCAAAAAAGCCAAACCAAGAAAAGAAGAACCTACCGATATAACAACCCCAGAAGTGGATATAGACATGACAGCTCCGGAGGCAGAGGAAGGAATGGATGATATGGGAATGGCAGCCGAACCTACACAAGGAGGTGAAAACGATTTGATGCAAAAAACTTTGGAATTCCAAAACGACATCGACGGCATGACTGATGATGATAAGTATAAGCAAATTGTCCAAAACCTAGTATCATACTTGGCAAGAAAGATGAACGTAGAGAACTAATACGACTCATTTAGATGACTACAGAAGAGTTAAAGCAGAGGATAAAAGCTGTCATAAAGGCTAAACTTAAACGAGGAGAAGTAGATATCCCTGGTGAAGGAGAGCGAACCATACCAGAAAAGTTTCCAACCGTAGAGGAAACACTCATCCAATTAATGACAGACCAATATCCATTGTTTGTAGAGGATATTTTTTGGGTAGCTCCAAAACCAACGACTTTTAGAATACTACTTAAAAACGATCAAGCAGTTTTTTTAATAAAAACAGGAAAAGGTTGGACAGTTGAGATTGAAGGAAAAAAGTATGATCTTGCTACTATACAAGGAGAGCAACGAGCTTGTGAGGCATTATCTAGAGTTTTGAGGTACGGACAAACCAAACAAACAGCATCTAAAGGAGTAGGAGATCAATTACCTCCTCCAGAGGAAACACCCACTGAGGAACCTAGCGCAGAAGAAACAACTCCACCACCAGGAATATAACATGAAACAGGACGTATTAGATATATTTTTAAAGGAAGTAAGTTATAAATTTCCAAAAGGATATCCTGACATGAAGGATCCAAATGATGTAAAGTTATTAAATAAATTAGTTATGGAATATACAAATATTTCCGAAGAGGAAGTAGTAAAACTAGACGAGTACGGCCAGATAATAGCAGATACGATAGGTGACGGAAAAACATATCCAAAGCCTACTGGTACCTATACAATAGGAGAAAATGGAAATGTAAATGCTACCGATCTCAAATACTACAAAGATTTATACTACAAAGGTCCAAAAACTGCAAAAGGAGCAGATGCAAGTAAAGGGTCAGGCCATGGTGAAATAGCAATGTACTGGCTTTTACAGAAAGTATATCCAGGACAGGTTCAGGATAATAGAAGAGAGAGTAGAGACGCAGCAGACTTAAAAGTTGGTAATACAACTCTCGAAGTTAAGGCAGTAGGTAGCAAACTAGTTCAGTATGGTCGTATAGGAAGTGAAGCAGGAATCTTAGGACTACTAAATGTAGTATTCGGAAGTACTGCAGTGAATAGTGCAATGGATGAGGAAAATTTCTTAAACGACGGAAGTGCCTTGGGCTTTACAAAAGACCAGTTGGTAAAAGCTGTATCCACCTTCGATCAACTAAGACAAAATCAAGGACTGCGAGCACTAGGAAAAGGAGAAGGTGTACCAAAGATCGACTTCATAGCCCAGATGATGAATAAGATGGATAAAGCGTATGCTGCTATGGGTAAGCACGAGAGTGCAGAAGAGGGAGCAGGTAAAATCTTATTAGACTTATTAGCTAAAAAAACAATTAGTAAAATGGGAGGAGATGGATATCTAGTAGACCTTACACCACAAGGGAGTATGAAGTACTACCACCTCACATTGGACTATGTAAAAAGTCTTAGCCCAAAAGCCGCTTTAGATAGTATAGTAGTCAACCAAGGACAGTTAAAAGTTAACTTCGGCCAACTACTGAGCAAGGAAGGATAAAAAGAACTATTTATTAGCATGAAGCTAATACAGATACTAAAAGAATCACTACAGCCAAGTAAGAAAGGTTGTTCATGCGGTTGTAACTCGTGTGACAACGCTCCAAAACTAAAAGACACATCAACCATCATATCGGAAGGGTTACAATACCACATCGCTAGTAAAAAACCCATTACCGATACATTGTATAGATACGGTAGTGATGCT